AGCACTTGGAGGTGGTCCTGTAGTATCATCAGCATCTTGAGCATCAATTGCTGCTTCTGCAGATGCTTCATAATATTCATTATTAGGAGATTCTGTTTGTCCTTTCTCAAGGTTATGTTTAGTGCTATAGTCACTACCGGCAAATTCCCAAGCTGAATCATTATCTTGCGTTCCACTATAATCTGTGTCAGGTTGTGATACCGTCTGTGTCCCATAAGTTAAATTGTATGATGCAGTTGTTGTTTCTCCCTCAAACCCTATACCAAAAGGATTGATAGAAACTGTTGTGCCTCCTTCTGTTACAGTTCCTTGTAAAGTATACGCACTGTTTGTTATCTTAGGATTAGTATGCTTATCATTTCTTGTATTTTTAACATCATAAATAGGTCCTGGATCTTTTGCTTTAGATGTTGTTTTTGCCTTTTTTACTTTTTCAATTCTTTCACCACGCATTTGTTGTATAGCATAACCTGCTCCAATAAAGGCTGCTATAATAGCTGCAGCATCTCTTAATAATTTAGCACCTGGATGTTTTTCTGATTTATAAAATCTACCAAATGCAAATCCACTATTAACACCATAACTTCTAACTTCAAATGGATTTAAATAAATTCTATTAAATGATGTTTCTGGAGAATGAAAAGTATAAAAATCATCTTTACTATAATTTGAACCATAAGTTCCTGTAGTATCTTCACAATCTTTAACATGATAAGGATCTGATCTTAAATCATTAAAAGGAAAGTTAGCTATTAATCCTTCTGTAGCACCTTCGTTATCATCTTCAAGATCATAACCTCTCATATTTCTAAGTAATCCTTTTGCTATAATAGATTTATTACCTTCTCTTGCTCCTACAAGTACTTCGTATCCTACAAGATTTGGAATAGCTTCACCTTTATTGTCTACTGGCCAAGCTATATTAGTAAATTCAACACCTAATATATAAATACTTTGAGCGTCAGTAGTACTTCTATCAGTTTCTGCACATGTAAATTCATTAGGCATTTTATGATGTCTAATAGGTTTACCGCATAAATCATCCCATCTTAAAGGATCTGTTGCAGGATATCTTTCTGTGGATTGCCAAAAACCCATTTTACCTTTAGCAGCAACTACTCCACCATCATCTGTAGTATCACCTACAGAAACTCCTGGTAAAGCATCATTTTGTGTAGCAGTGTTATACACTCTCCAAAAAGGCTCAGGACCACCAAGAACATTTGTTCCTCCTACAAGATCACGATCTTCAGTATCATTTGCTCCATTACCAAATAATCCTGTACCAGCTTCTGTTGTAGTATCAGGACCTCTACCTGGTATGTGATATGATTGAGATCTTTCACCTGTATTATACACAAATCTTATAAAAAATGCATATTGTTCATCTCTCATAAATGTAGGCTTATTACCTCCATTATAATAATAATCTGAAGGATACTGTGTAGAAACCCAATTAGTTTCTATTTTATTGGCTAAAGGTTGATAATTAAAATCAAAATTTTCATAAGGTCCTTGTCTAATAAGATAATCATTAACTATATACATCTTATCAGATTTCTCATATGCAGGATTTCTTAAAGGAATTGTACCTAAAGGAACACTAGCTAGTTTTTGATCTATAAAGTCTATAGTAATACTTTCTTGTTCTGTACTATATATACCAATTTGTTTAGCTTGCATTTGACCTGCATTATTGCTAACAACAACAAGCATATAAAATTTAAATTCTTTATCTAAATTTGTAACCTTAATATCTAAAGATCCTGCAGTATCTTCATGATCAAATAATGTTTGAATATTTGATATACCTATAAAGTCACCAACTTTTTGTTCATTAACAACATAAGCAATAAAAGCTTGATATGCTCCATTTCTTAATTGCCCACCATCTTTATTTTTATTTACTACCACACATGGTACATCAACTAGTGGTGCTAAACGTATCCATTCACAATTAAGTCTTTTAGGTTCTATAGGAGTATATATAACACAGTCTTCACCTTCAGCAGATGTTACCTCTAGTTGCCATGGTATACGGTCTAAATTAAGCGTTCTAGAAGGATTATTTCCATCATCCCAATATATTTGCCATGAACAATCAAAATTTTCTTTAGAAGCTCCTGTTATTAAATGTAATTTATTAAAGTTTAAACAAGCATCATTTACTATAACTTCGTAGGTACATTGACTATCATCAAACATTCCTATTTCACTACTTACATCATCAGTAGAAAATATAACCCACTTATCACCATATAGATAAATTGTTCCTATTATAGTGTAAGGAATATTAACACATAATAAATTAGCAGGTTCATTACCAACTACACCTACATCACCATCCTTAGAATTATTTATTAAGTTACGGGCATGAGTCCAATTTTGCTGTCCTGTTAAAGAAGCATTTGGATCTTTTGTCATACCTTTTACAAATAAATCTGTATCGGTCTGAGAAGTATTTTGTGGTTGAAACTTTTGGTCTGCCATTACAAATTATTTTTAATGTCTTCTTGGTGGATGACTTCTAAACATATCATAATAATTATGATATTGAGCTTTTCTATTTACTTCCCATATTTTCTGAACTTCTTTAAAATCAGGAGTGTTAACAAAACCTAATGCATTATTTCTAGATGCTCTAAGTTTTTGCTCAATTAAACCTAATTGTTGTGAAACATTTTCACCAGCAAATAACATATTTTCAAGTATTCTTTGTTTTAATGCATATTCATAATATTCATTACAATAGGGATGATCTAAAACTAATAAATTTCCATCTTCATCTTCCATAGACCCTAAATAATTAACATATACTTTTCCTGTTGTAAAACTAGTTAACAAATAACCATCTTTAATTTCTGCAATATCTAAAGCTTTTTGGTTTATATTAGGACAATCACATTGAACAGAACTACCAGCTCTAATAGTAAGAGGAAAAAATCTAGTGTATGTTCTATATTCTTCAGCACCTACATATTGAATAACCATATACTCATTATCATAACCAGTAATTGTACCCCTTTTATCTTTAGTAGGACAAGTTTTTACTACGCATACATCTTTACATGTAGGATCATCACATTGTCCTATATCACCTCCATCTGGTGCAGGTACATATTTTGGCTGTGTTGTATCAATATGCGTACCTGAAGGAGGAGTATTATTAACTTGATAATCTCCACAAACAAATGCATAATTTAAATATTGAAAATCTGTAGGAAGTTTACCTTTACTATGTGTTACATCTACTATATCATCTTTAGTTCTATTAATTCTTAAACCTAAATCATAGTTTACTCTTGTTGCAACTTTAATTAATTGCTGAGGTTCTATCATTCCTTCTAATGCTTGACTAGAGAAATCAATACTAACATCATTTAAGAGTTGATCAAACGTTCTGTATTTATGAGAGAGAGCCATTATCTATGTATATTTATTTTATTATCTGCATCTTCTGGTGGAATTTGTAAAGTAGCTGACATTTGACTTATGACTTGTGTTTCTATTTCTGCAAATAAAAACTCAGGTACAAAAAATTGTTGAGTATATCTAGGTTTACAATTATCTTCTTCATCACAATTCCAAAAAGAAATATCTCCTTCAAATAAACCTTCTAATTTTATTGCATCCCATTCTACATTTGGCATATATATGTATCCGTTTAACCACCAAAAATATTTATTCTTATTATATTTAAATGATGTAGTTTTTGTCATTGAAGTGTAAGTGCCTGGATTAGTAGGTTGGCACTCTACAGATCCGTCTATAGAAGAAACTGTTCTAATTAATGGACCCCAATATCCTTCCATAAATGTAGGAAGTTTATGTTTTGTTCTTTTAATTGTACAACCGCTTTGAATACCAGTACATTCTGCTTCTATTGTGTCAACTTCAATTAATTCAACAAATGGAAGAGGTTGCCATACACTATTAAACTTCATGAGTTTATTAGCATGATCTTGTCTTCTCATTAATAGTTGAGCAAATTTTAATATTACACTATATAGGTATCTATCAGTTACAAAAGCATCTTGAGATTCTATTTTCAATTGGCTTCGTACTCTAGATATAACATCTGCTATTGTTGTCATAATTAACTTTTCTCTTTTTTGTACATATCTGCCACTCTTTTTTTACTTTCCATTACAATGTATTTATTCCACTGTTTAGGGTAAGTCTTAGCTACACTTCTTTTAAACTGTCTAACGGCTTTAAATTGCCATAACTCTCTATTTTTAAATCTATATTTAGTTGATAGATTTGTATAGAATATTTTAGCAATCTTACCATCAGTTTCCCAGTTTCTATTTTGTAGCACTTTACCATATTGCCTAGACAATGAATAATCCATATTCACACTTTTGGCCGCTGGACATGTACCAATAAATAAATAACCTAGGGAATCAGGTAATTCAACACCACCTCTATTATCAATTACCGCTTCCCATATTTTTGTATTATATAATTTAATAATCTTTTTAAGTTTCTCATTATCTATATTTTCATATACTGGATGTTTATCTTTAAATTCTTTAATAAACTCAGCATTTAATAATCCTAGGACTTTTTCCCTATATCTAGGTGCCTTTAGATTTGGAGCTTTAAAATTACTTATCATACTATACAATATAATTTACAAAAAAAAGGGGATTAATAAAAGTTTAAGACCAATAGATTAATCTGGTGAATAAGTTAATTCACAGATGTTTCCTTTATTGTAATCATGTAATTCTATTACACCTGATCTTTTAGATCCTACAAACTTATTATGATAATGCCAATAATCTGTTCTAGAAAGGCTTGGAAGTATCTTTAACATAAAACCAGTACGTTCATTTGTAGTGATGTATTCTACTTTCTTTTTGTGGTGTAAATGTCCTGTAAATAAAGTTCTATTTTTAGTTATACCCCATTGTTGTGGAAACTCTGTAGCATAAAGTAAAAGGGAATTTTTAGTATTTACATCTCCATGTTCAAAAGCAAAAAAGTTATCACCCCAAGTATATACTTTTCTTTCAAGATATGTTACATCCCAAAGTATATTAGGATCATCTATAGCTCTAGATAAAGCATGAGTTAAATGAAATGAAGATAATCTATCATGATTACCAGGAATATATACTACTTGCAGATCATCACAATATTGTTTTATAAAATTTATACTCCAATATATTGCATCAAATGCTTGTGTGTAAGCTTCTGTAGCAGTAGAGCAATTATCTAATGGTGTACCGCTAGTAGTTGTACCAGCCCAACTATCCATATTCATAAGATCTCCTCCTACTACATAATATATTTTTTTAAGATTATGACTAGCATGTGCTCTTTCTACAAGATCCATAATAGTTTCTTCAAAGTCTTTATCTATAGTTTCATTACCTTGTTTTCCAAAATGAATATCTTGTAATGATAATACAGCACATACATCTTTTTTACCTTCACTTTTAATTCTTTTAACTGGAGAGAATTTTTTTGGTTTCCAGTTTTTAAGTAATTGCTCTATATGAGCAGTATCATCATTTTTAAGTTTTGTAATTAAAGCTGATATACGCCAGTGATCTGACATTTGTTTGTTCCAATATTGTGACAACTTCCATTGTGTTGTATCAATATTTAATATTTGTATAATTTCTTCAGGAGATTTAGGTTCTGTATTTGAGATTCCAGTAATTTTTCCTTGACCATTTTCCATGTCATATGATGATGTACAATCATCTGTAACATATCCCATATCTCTTTCTTCTTTTCTTTTTTCTCTTCCTTCTGCATATATTTCTTTTTTTATTTTATCAAATTCTTCTTCTGTTATTCCTAATCTTTCTGCACAATACTCTGAATTTTTTTTCCATTTAAGTGCATTTTTTACTTTTTCTTTTAAACTCATAAGATAGCTATATTAATTAGTGACGCTAATATATAAAAAAAATGTTAATAAAAAAAGAACCCCAGGTTTTCACCTAGGGTTCAGAGCGGTTTGTAGAGCTAAAACCAACAAAAAAATCTCTACTTCCTCGCTATGGTATTGTTACATATACATTAACAGCAGATATTCCATTTAAATTATATCCATTAACTGTTGGACTAATTTGAAATATATATGTTTGACCTGATACATAAGGAAATACAGTTGATGGTATTGTCCAAGATGTAAGTGTAACAGGTAAAGCAGGATTTGTTATTATAGTAAAATTATTTGGAGATTCTAATAAAGCATATCTAATAAGAAATCCGTCAACTGTACCCATGCTTACTTCTGTCATTCCATTCCAATCCCAAGCTAATGTTAAACTTGTAGATGATAATGAAGCAACATAAAATGGAGTAATTGCAATATTATTATTTAAAGCTTCAGTTGCATTACCACTTAATATTAACATTAATTTTTGAAAAAATGATTCAAATGATTCCCCATGGTTTATGCAAAAGTTTCTACCTTGTATTTCTACACACATGCTAGAACCAGCTACACCATGGCAATTTTTAAGGCATTCTAAACATACTATTTCATCACAAGTGTTTGCAGTACTAGAACATCCTGAACCTGCATATCCTTCTAAACAAGGTGTAGGAATAGTATATGCTGTATCTTTACAAGCACATGGATTTGAAGTAGTATTTCCGCATTTATTACAAGCCATTTTTTTTATTTTTATTTATTAACAAGAACAATCACCTGGTGTTGTATCCCAAAATGGTGATCCTGCTGATTTATATTGAGCCATTACTCTAGAGGTAGAAGTAGTTCCATCATATATAGCATAGTATCTATCATTAACTAATTCATCATTTTTTATACCTCCTGATCCAGTATTATTACTAGTATTACATCCTTGTAATGTACTAAAAGCAGGAACTGTTGTATCAAAAAGGGTCCCTGTAGTATTATATATTTCTATTGTATTAGCATCTAAAGCTCTTGCAGCAGTACAAGCAGCAGAACAACTAGCATCTGAAAAACCATATCTATAATGATCTCCTGATTTCATTTGTCTTCCATCTCCTAAAGTAGTTGCACAATTCGTTCCTATTTTACTTTTATCTAAACCAAATATGCTAGATATTACTTTAACAAGAGATAAATTAGTTGCTGCAAAATCATCATTAGATTCTGTTGACATAAATGGCACAAAACCATATTTATGTAATCCTGTTATAGTTCTACCCTCTGTTGCACTTGCTCCTGTATAAGGTACAGATACAGGTGCTACTCCTGTTTGTAAAAATGTTGAAAGGTTAATAGGATATGTATTTCCTCCTATAACAAGTCCTTTATACTCTCTTTCTACAACTGTTTCACCAAGTAAAGCTCCTGCCATTTGAAGTGCAGTGGCTGCACTCTCATTATTAACACCATCAATTATTGGCATTAAAACATGTTTATATTTACCAGTACTAAATTGAGTATATGTTATACCATTTGCTGCACCCCATGGAGTTCTTTTAGCTGAATCATAATCTAACATATCTAACAATGCTTCATAATCTTCTTGATATTTAGTTGTTCCTACTCCACCATTTGTAGTAGGAGCAGATCCCCATCCTGCGGCTAATGTTGATGATCCGTATGTTCCATAACTAGCACAACTAGCTGTAATACTTATTACATATGCAGAATCTGGAATAACTTGTCCATATGCTGTAGAAGACCAGTAAGGAGGAAGAGATCTAACATTATCATACCATTCACCATCTCCTGATGTACCAGCATTTGTTACACTACCTGCATTACCAAGTTTCATATCCACTAGTGCTTTTGTATGCTTTAAATAGTCACCAGTAGTAGCTCCAGTAATAGGTATATAATAAATAGTACCTGTCCAAGTTGAACATGTTGTTTGCATATCTGTCTTAGCTGCTTCAAAAGCCTGTTTAATTTTTAAACCTGTAGCATATGTAGTTGTATTTGTATCTATAAATACATAAATATTAGTGTCTTTATTAGGAAGTGCAAAAGTTTTTTGAACTGAAACTAAAGTTGTATTTTTAGATCCTGTAGCATCACAATTAGTTGTAGCTTTTGAAACAAATGAATCTGCTTTCCATGCTGTGGCTGTTGATTGCGTATTACTATATCCTCATTTTGCAATTTTTTTATCAGTTTGCCCAAAAGGACTTACATTTCCGTATATAGGTGTATTAGATGTACCCCATGTTGGATTTTCTTCATTTGATAAATGACCTACTAATTGTGTATATGTATCAATTGAAGTATTAGTAATTGCAAAATGAGGATAAGAATCAGTTCTACCATATTCAATTCCAGATATTACACCATCATAACTTCTTGTATAATAACCTTTACAATCACAGCATGATATTACTTTACTTACTTGATGGGTAACATTATCAATTAACGCATATACATATAAACTTGTATTTATAGGAGATACAATAGATCCAACATATTGCCATCCGCTCTTATTATCATGTGGTTCAATAACTCCATATTTAGTAACTACACTATATGAATCTGTACCACACATTATTGAAGCTGTTGGATTATTAGAAACAAATGTTCCATAAGTAGTTATATCACCAGTAGAAGATGTAGTACCATCTTGTGAAACACCGTAATAAATTTTTACATTATTTGAAGAATCAAATCCTAATATAGTTTCTTTTACAGAAGTATCAGAACCTAATCCATCATTATAACAAGAAATTTTTAATTGAGCAGCTCCTGCTCTAAGATCTGTAGCAGTAGTTGTAAAATCATCATATTCTATTACGCTACTTGTACAAACAGGTGTTTTAGTTGTAATAGTATTTTTACCGCATGAAGTAGTATCTCCTCCTGAGTAACTAGTTAATCTAGGAAATACATAATATTTTTTACCAGGTTCTAATGATCTTACACTTCCTGCGGTATAAGCAGGTGTAGGTTTATCATAAACCTGAACAAATACTTCATTATCATTTATATCTGCTACTACAATTTCTAATTTATAATCTTTAATAGAAATAGAAGGAGTAAAATTATAACTAAAACCTGTTTCAGTAATGCTTGATGTGTATATAGTAGGACACTTACTTTCATTACTTATAGTTTGTGTAATAGTTCTTGCACATTGAGAAGATCCATCTGTAAAACAAAAGTCTACAGTTACTTCAAAATTACTAGTAATATCTAATCCGCTTGTTGCTAATTCACCAATAAGAAATCCTGTTTCACTTGTTAAATATTGACTTATTGGACAATATCTAACTAATGTGTTTAAAGCTTTATCTTTTACAGTTATTTTTGATCCTTTACCAGTAGGACTACAATCTACCCATGTAGTATCTGGCATTTTAGTGCCATTAAAATCTAAACGTATTCCAGTGGTTGAATGTGTTCCAGGGTTTACTACTAAACGTGGTTTAAAATCATATACTATATCACTACATTGATTACTAATTAAACTTTTTTGTATATCTGTTAAAGCTTTTCTTACATCACCATGTGACATCCAAAGATTACCAACTGAATCAGCAAGATTGTTTACATTAGTATTCCATCCTGGTAATGCTGCCATTGTTCCTGTACCATTTAATCTTTTTTCTGCATTAAGATTTATAGGTTGTTTACTAGTGGCAGTTGAAATAGAAGCAGCTCCTCCTACAGATTTTCTATGCACTCCATAGTTTTGTTCTAATTGAGATAACATAACTTGCATATCTACTGGCTTACCAATTTGACCAACATACCTAGGAACTACTTTAGGTGGGATATATGTTGTTTTAACTTTTCTTTCTACTATCTTTACTCTTTCATCTAATCTATCCATCCTTCCATGCATAGAATGAGCGTTTGTACAACATTCACATAGATAAGCAGCCAAAACTTCTATAGCCATAGCTAACCCAAAAGTTTCAGGTTGTTTCATTGGATGCATATCCTCAATAGTTGTCTCAAGACATTTATAAGGACTTAAATCAACAGTACATTGTGTTATTGTACAATGATCATGTACATCTTCTATTAAAGTACACAACTCTTGATTCATAAGATCTATAAGCTGTGTGAAGTCTGTAGGTGTAGTACCAGTTTGTTCTGTTAAACACGCAAAGTTAAAATCAGAAATGTTTATTTCTGTATTAGCTTGAGCATTTATACCATTAATAATATCACATAATGATTCACCAAGTTTTGCAACAACGCTACTAACAGTTTCACCGTTACATAAGTTTAAACAAGGGATATCTGGACCTTGCCAGATTACACAATTAGAAGAAGTGGATGTACCACATCCATTATTATTACTATGACCTAAATTACTTGGTATCATGAATATGTTCTTTATTTTGTACTAGTATATATAATAATATACAAATTTATTAATTAATTACCAATTTAACTGCACCATTTACACCATTGTCCAACCTGGTGGATTTGGATAAATAGGTTCAAAGCTGCAATCATCTTCTTTTCTAATGTAACAATGTTGTTCTAATGGATTAGAACAAGTACATTCAGATCCATCATCAATTGTTATGTCAATTTTTTTCTGATTACAATTTCCTGTTGTTGTGAAACAGAAACCGCATATATCTAAAGAGTGTTTAGTATTTACAGAAGCTTTGTCAATAGTATATGTAAATATTCCTTTATCATCAGTATGTCCTATTAAACCTCCATCTAATACTATTTCCCAATTTGGAACAGGTTTTCCACAAGCATTTGTTACAGTAAATAAGATACATTCTGAATCACATTCACAAATAGGTGATTGATTTATGTCTACTTCAGGTGCTGTACCATCTATAGGATTAGTAATATGTGGCCAACCTTCTCCGCAAAATACACATCTTTCACATGGATCTTCATCA